CAACCATGTAGCCCAACGCATCATTAAAATGGTCGAAACCAGAGTCTTTGTCAGGCACATTTGTTCCCTCTTTGTATATCTGTCTTTCTATCGACTTAATAACATTTTTGCAAGATTTTAAAACATATAAACTATTTACACCTTTAGCATTTTTAAATTTAGAATTGACTGCATTTATTCTGTCTCTAACTAGAGGTGCTTTGTTTCTTACTCTAACCTCGAACCCAGCATTTTTTAAAAGTGCAAGATCAGTCATACCTCCAGCAGATGTCTTTCTAGCTTTAGAACTTGGGTCAGGATAAATAACTATTTTTTTATTTGGGTATCTATTTTTTATCTCGTCTATCATTTCATTTGTATTTGATGACCAAATTTGAATCTCGTCAATAATATATATCTTATCATTTTCTATTACAGAAACAACACCAGCCATCGGGTCTATATTAAAATCTTGGCCTATATGTATTGTGTTATAACTGTTTTTATATTTTTCTATAATATTTTTATCTCTATCAAAGTTGTAATAAATAATTCCAGCATAGTTCACAAAGGTTGCTAAATACTCCTGTTGGAAAGTTCTCTCATCTAAATCATTTTTTGCTTGCTCTATTTCTTCTTCTAATACTTGGCCACCCTCTAATGTTGTGTATTTAAAACTTTGCCACTCAGGGTCTTTTTTAGTGTATAGATCATAAGCAAAGTTAAAGCCTTTGGGCGACGAGCAAAACAGTGCATGGCCCAAAGTATCAGATAATGTAGGTCTAAGAACCTCGTACCAAGCCTGTGGTTTGATGTCGGCAAATTCATCTAAAACAATAAAGTTAAGGCCAACGCCTCTCAATGACTGGTCATTGTCTGCCCCTTTAAGACTTATAAGAGTGTTGTTTTTTAGTAACAGTGATAAATCAGATTCATTTATTCTTTTAACCCATCTGTGCCTCAACATCATCTCTTTAAGCATATCCCAGCAAATAGTTTTACTTTGACGATAACTAGGACTGACATACCAGACTCTTTGATTTGGAAACCTAGCAAACTTGGCCATTTCCTGTATGGCTAAAAATGTTTTACCAAATCTACGACCAGATATAAGAACCCTAAATCTTTTATTGCATTTTATAACTTCTAGCTGTGGATTGGTTAAAGGCATTATATTTGATCTCCCCAACAATCCCAACCCTCTACTTTTTGCCTAGCAAACAATTCTATTCTAGGTAAATCTCCACACAATTCTACAATTCTTGATCTTGCAGTATCAGGTTTTCTACTATGTTCTCTTAAAGGCTCATAGATTACTTGATGAACTGATTTTGAAACTCTTTTTGGTTTTCCTTTAGTAGCAAGTAAGCAAATTTCATTATTTGCTCTTGTCCAATATCCTAAACCCCAAAATAAACTATCTGATTTTTTATTTTTTTTAATCCAACTAAAAGCACAAGTTTTATATTCAAATCCCCACCTTTCTATTGTTTTAATACAATCTAATAATTTAGGGTAAGTAACCCATAAAAATAAAACACAATTATCATCTGCAATTTCATTTACAGGTAAATCCCATATTTCTTGCATTGACATAGTTTTATATTTTGAAGTGACATTTCTATTTCCACCCTCTCCCCAAGTTTGATAATGCCATGCTGGGTCTGAGTAAATAATATTATATTTTTTTTTTGGAAAAGGTATCACTCAATCGACCAAGCCAATGGTTCATCGTCCTCCTTAATAGTGTTCTCAGATTGGCCTAATATCTGTTTTCCGAGCCAAATTTGCATAACTATATTTCCACGTTCTGCGGACTTCCATTGTAGCTGTCTAAGCCTCATTTTCATTTCAGCACGCCCTTTTGTTAGATATTCCGAATAACTCTTCTCAATGAGATCAGCACTACAACCGAAGAAATCTCCGATCTCTTTATTAGTGCAACCAAGTATAGCTAATTTTTTGACTTGTTCTGTATCAATCTTATATTTTTTTGGTCTCGACATATCCTCTTACCCTATGAGTTAGGTAGTTTCTGTTTATCAAAAAAAACTTATTTTTGCACTAAATATTTTAAACTCCACAGATTCCGTCACATTCGTCTAAAAAACTCATTTGACCTCTTTCTTCATCAGTTCTTAAATCTACCTCGTCCATAGGAATGCAGTCTCTATGTAAATAAAGTTTATCAACTACAGCACCAGATTGAGAATTTTTAAATTTTTCTTGATCTCTTATTTTTTTATCCATATCTAAAACTTCTTGCCATTCTTCCTTGTTTTTCTTGATTTCTCTCCATTCTGCATTTGAATGATAAGGGCAAAAAGTACAAGCTGATCTAGGTGGTTTTGGATAATTATTTTTTTCTAACCAATTTAAACAATCATATCTTCGCATTCTTTTATCAACTAATGGATAATTATTTGTTATATATTTGTGAATATTCATTTTCATTCTAAATATTTCATCATAAGAAATACCCATAATCATAGTTACATGGTCATTTTTATTGTATCTTTGTCCTTTTTCATAACCTAACAATTCTCTTACTTTTTGATGTATAGGTTTCAATTTATAGTCCCCAGTGCATTGACGGCGTAGCATACTCTTTTTACCACTATCAATATTTTTGCTAAAAAAAGGTGCTGTAAATGCTTTATATTCTCCTTTAGATGCAGATAATATATCTTCTTTAAGGTTTCTCCATTGAACTCTATGTATTGGGTAAGATAACTGTTTTTCAAGCCAATCTAAATGTTTATACACTAATTTTGGCTCTGCACCCACATCAGAAAATATAGCACAATCAACCATAGGTATCTCGCCTTTTTCAATCATTAAAGCAAGAGTAGTAGATTGCACCCCAGCACCTAAAGATAATACTCTTAAATTCATTAAAATTTATTCTAAAATTAAAGATTTAATTGATAAAGAACCATCAATATTAGTTTCTAGTTCAGCTTTTGACTTAATACACTGATATTTAATATTACTACCAGATTTTAATTGTCTTTTAGCTAAACGAGACCCTTTCAAACATTCTGACATTGTACTTTGTATTCTAGCCTCTTTGATCTCTCCGTTAATTAGTAAAAGCAAAGCTACTACTGTTTCAACCATTTCCGTTTTCTCTGACCTTATCTTTTAATTTTTCTATGTCCTCCAAAGCCTTTTCGAGTAATTGTTTATTAAATTCTATATTTACTTTGTTTGTTACATTTTGTTCTTGGTTTTCGATTAATTTTTCTACATCAGAAAATAAACTCTCCAAAAGCATAAATTGCTCTTGATCTACGGGTTTCTGGTCGCTGGCCTTTAATAAATCAGCTTTCATTAATTCACGAGATGTTTCTAATGATACTAGCCTAGCCGTTAATTCGGTATAAGCAAACACGCCAGCGGCTACGAGCAAAATTAACGAGGCAACTGTTTTCATAGGCATTTGCACTGCCGCCTGTTCCGATATTTTTAAAGGTTTACTCATCTATATTCATTCTTCATTCCAAGATCATTGATAGCTTGTTCTTTAGTTAAAAAACCTTTTCTAATACCCATATCAATTATTTCTTTATTACGAGCCGCATAATCTTTTATAAACCTAGTTACTTTCTTATCTTTTATAGCGTCTGTAAACATTTTAATTTTATCTTCGTCCTTTGTTATTGTTACCCCAAAATCATATTTTTTTTTAGGAATTTCATCTAAATATTTTTCTGCCGACAGCCAAAATGCGGGTTGTTTAGCAAATTCTTTGTCCTTTACCGAATTATAATAAGAATTATACATATCGGCTAATTTTTCAGGCTGGTCTTGCCACTCTTTCTCAATCTTCTTAAAGTTCTTCTCTGCTATACCTTTACTAACTTTGTTTGTAACCCTATCCCAAAACTTTTTAAAAGTAGGAGAGTATTTATTGGTAGATGTATTGGTAGAGGTAGAGGTAGGGGTAGGGGGGTTTTGGCTAGGTTTTTTTGGTCTTCCACCTAATTTACCATTTACTTTTGATGCCTCAATACGTTTAGAAATATACAAAAATTCTTGCAACTGTCTTTCATTTTGCCAATGACTATCATTAATTAGTCTAAAATTTTCATGCAAAACTTTTAAACAAATTTTTTTTTCGTGTTGTTCTGTTGAGAAAGCTATCCTGTAAATTGTATTATTATTGTTTGGTATGCCAAAGCATCGTTTATTCCAATTCCAACATAATAATCTAATATATATACCTATTTCCTCGTTTGACATGTGCTGAGTGCCAGCGATGAAATCGTCAGTAAATAAATACCATGCTTTTAATTTTTCTTTTGGTTTTGAGTTTTCGTCTATAAACATTGTTTTTCCCATTTCTAAACAATTTATTTTTTCTATGTTTATTTTATTTATTTAAAGTTTCAAGAAAAACCTAAAATTATTTTTGGGTAAAATAGTATTATAAGGGGGTGGGGAAAAAAGCATAGAAGCAAACCCACCCCCGAATCGGTAATAGAAAATGGGTCAATTACCTAGTTCAAAAAGCTACAATGCCTAGCTAAAAAAAGAACTTGCTGAATTATTAAAGAAAAATGGCGAAAAAACAACCTTTTTTAATATCTAAATGACTTTACTTAACCTAACAAAAGAGCTAGGTTATAGGTATGTTTAATAATAATAATAATAAGGAGAAAACAATGCCTAAACCAAAATGTAAAACTTGTAACAAAACATTAAAAAGAGTTACAAAACATTTAGTAAATCAAAAAGAACCATATAAAGGTAACTTAATTTGTTATGACAAAAAACAAGAAGTAGTTGATGGTTGGTATAATGATACCATTAAACAAGGAGACACAATTTACTCTTACAGATTATGGGACGGAGAAAGTTATCAATTTTTTCATGGTAAGAAATTTTGTGGACGTCATTGTGCGGCTATGTATGCCGTAAGGAGGTTGTCATAATGCCTAAACTAAACAGACTTTTTAAGAAGATACAAAAGTTTGATGTTATCGAAAACGATAAAGTTAAACATCTTTTTAAAATAACTCATCTTGATAACTCTACTGCTGTTTATGATAACGATGGTAATTTAGTTATGAAGAGTGAAATAAAAGAGGTTAAGAAAAAATGACAGATTTATTTGAAAGTGTAATTGATGTTGGTAGCGGTTTTATATTAGCTGTTCTCATACAATTATTTATATTTCCATTATTTGATTTATACCCAAGCATTTTAGACAGCATGGGTATTGCTTTAATTTTTACATTTGTGTCTGTGACTAGATCAGCACTTTGGAGAAGATTTTTTAGGAGTCGTAAATATGAAAAATAAAAAATCAAAAAATTTATTTCCTTATGGTTTAGACCATAGAAAGGTAATTGGTTACTCTACAGATGGAAAAAAAACTCCTCTGTATAGTGTTAAAAGAATTTTACCCAAAAAGAAAACTTCTAATAAGTCTATTTTTAGGGTAATAATAGTTTTGCTTTTACTAATATGTGGTGCTGTGTTCCTTGCTGGGTGTAGCACCACGCCAATAGTAGATAGTAGGGGCAAAAGTTCCGCCAATGTTGAGGGGACGGCGGAACGATATCACGATGACTATTATACTTGTAAATCTTTAGTTGAAGATAATACCAATGCTTTTGTTGATAAATCAAAAGTAGTGTATAATAGTTTTCGTTGGAGAGTGTTATGGCTATCGCCTAAATTAG